CAACCCAAGCTCAACGGTGTACGTTGTACAGTTCAAAGACATGGTGACAAGATAACCTTCCTGTCAAGAACAGGTAAAGTATATGATGTCTTGTATCATCATAACAAACTCTGCAAAGAGTTGTTTGAAGTTATGCCTGATGGGTGTGCATGGGACGGTGAGATCTACTGTCATGGTATGCCACTGCAAGACATAGTGTCTGCTGTCAAAGCATACAGTCCTGCCACAAACAAGTTGCAGTACTGGGTGTACGACACTATCAGTGAAGAGCTCCAGTTTGAACGCATTGCACGTTACCGTGCTTTGCTTGCAGATAAAAATCTTAAAAAAGTTGTGGCTTGCCCTATTGACTATGTCAAAGGAATAGTTAATATAAAGAAGAAACAAGAAGACTATCTTGCAGAAGGATATGAAGGACTGATGCTGCGTAAGTACAGTGCTAAGTATCGGCAAGGTGTTAGGTCTTATGATCTTCTGAAGTATAAGAACTTTAGAGACACTGAGTACAAAGTCACAGGGTTCTCAGCAGACGTAGATAAATGTATTATCTTTGAGTTCTTTAACAAAGGTAAACCTTTCTCTTCTGTTCCATGCTGGACAAAAGCACAACGACAAGAAGCATATCGGAGGGGTTGTTTAGACTTCAATACTTGGATAGGTAAGAAGGCAACAGTACGTTGCTCTGACTTCTCTAAGGATGGAACCCCCATCGGAAACCCAGTAGTCACAGCCATAAGGGATTATGAGTGAGCTTCTTCGATATGATTAACAAGGCACTTAAACATTCTGATGAGGTTCCAATTCCTTCTCGTAGGAAGGATGAGCCTTACTGGGGCACACTACCTAGGATGTGTCGTCAGTGCACAAACAGAGAGGAAACAACACCTCCAGCATCCTTGAAGAAAGCAGGAGTTAAACCCTGCCAGTTCTGCAAGGTGTTTGAGAAAGCTTGCTACATTGCGTCGACAGTGTGCCGTCGTGTTGTAGAGCCTCTTAACTTTAAGGTAAAGAAAAAATGAAAGACACAAAGTATTTCAAGGCAAAAGAATTTCAGTGCAAGTGTGGTTGTAATACAAACGGAATTGAGCAGTCCTTTGTAGACAAGCTTACACAGGCACGTGAAATCGCTGGTATTCCTTTCGTCATTACTTCTGGATACCGTTGTCCTGCACACAACAAAGCTGTTGGTGGTGTAGCTGGTTCATCCCATACAACTGGATACGCTGCTGATATCAGTGCGGCTACTGGTGAACAGAAGTTCAAGATTGTTCAGGCTCTTATTACAGCAGGCTTTACTCGTGTTGGTATCGCTAAGTCTTTCATCCATGTGGATAGCGATCCCAAGAAGCCGAGTCCGACTATTTGGTTGTACTAGGAGCTGACATGAAGTTCCGTGCTCGTTACCGTGGTAAAGGAGCCAACGGAAAGTATGTTACAACTCAGATGTTTATTAACGCAACAAACGAAGTTGAAGCTAAGGAAGAAGCAAACAAGCGTATTCCAGAAGTGGTCAAGCGTTTGACTGAGCGTGAAGGACAGGATGTTGGACATGTTGTCTGTTGGAAGATTGAACCTCATGAACAAAAGAAAAGAAAGGAAGAAATGTATGTCGGTTAATAAAGAAGCTGTGTTGGAAGAAGTGCGTGCTCAGTTGGCTGTTGAGAACTGGGTGAAAGATGTAGCTAAGGAGAATGAAGCCAGTGACGAATACAGTCCTCGTTCTAATCGTCTTCTTCTTTGGGACTGCTTTGCTGATGAAGTAGGCAGACACGTTGAAGAGTACACTGTTCCTCAGTACGGTGACTTCCCTGATGACAATGTTGCTTCTTGGTCTGCTGATGATTGTATCAAACAGATTCAGAAGTATGTGAACCGCATGGAATCTAACTCTCGTGGTGAGCTTGAAGCTACGCGTGACCTGCTCAAGATTGCACACTATGCTTCTCTTGTGTGGTGCAAGCGTCTTGGCTTTGAAGAAGCTCTTGCGGAAGTAAGGAAGGAACAGGAAGTACAGCCTGAAGTTCAGGAAGAGGTGCAGAATGGGTAAGGTATACTTCGTCTTCCAAGAAGAATCTATTCTTGGTCTGCTTAAGAACTACGCAGCAGCTGGTAAGTTTGGCTTGCAGGACGTTGAGTACCTGCATGTGAAAGACAATGCAGACTACAGTGAGAAAGGTTCTGTCATCACAAAGGATGACGCTGTAGTCTATGTTGACTTTCAGCCTGACTGTGAACGTGCTCGCACTATTGCACACGAGCTTAAGTGTCCTATCCGTTGGTGTGATGAAGCTGGTCTTAAGATGATTGATGTTAAGCAGATCTTTAGGCTTGACCAGCAGGCAGCTCAAGCTGCTGTGGAAGCTGACGTTGATGCACCTTTTGCAGCAGGAGTAGAACTCAATGCCTAGTGCGTATGTCTTTTACCACGAAGATGCTGACGGGCATTGTGCTGCTGCTGTCTTCAAGTACTCTTGTGACCAGAACGAAGAGCTTGACCTTCGCGCCATCAACCACGGATACGACGCTGACAAGATGTTCGGTGATCTCGAAACTGGTGCTCGGCTTGTGTTCCTTGACTTCTGTCCTACTGAAGAAGACCTCAAGGCTCTTCATGACAAAGGTTTTCCTATCGTAGTTGTTGACCACCACAAGTCTTCTGTGTGGGCTAAGGATTACGATACGACAGGTACAGACACTAAGCCTTACATCCGTGTGTATCACAGTATCTATCAGTCTGGCTGTGAGATTACTTGGGGAACCTTTATGGGTGAAGCCAAGATGCCTCCTGCTGTGTGGATGACTGGTAGGTACGATGTGTGGGATCATCAGGCAGACGAACGCATTGTTCCTTTCATCACAGGTATGAAGCTCATCATCACCGACCCTGCTACGGAAGATGGTTATGAGTTTTGGAAAGCGTGCTTTGAAACTATTGACACTCTTCCTGCAGATGCACCTGACGAAGAACGTGCTAAGCGTATGAAGTGGGATGTAGTCCTGCAACTTATCAACATGGGTAATGTTGCACATATGTATCGTCTTGGCCTTGCAGAGGAACGAGAACGTAATGTGCACGACATGGTGATTGAAGGCAAGAAGTTCCTTATGGTGAACTCAAAGCTTTCTGATAGCTATGACTTCCCTATGCAGAAGCTTGATGATAGTTACTTTGGCTTTGGCTGGTACTACTGGGACGGAAAGGAATGGCACTTCAGTATGCGCTCTGAAGGTGACAATGACCTTACTACCGTTGCTGGTATCCGTGGTCATAAGAACGCAGCAGGCTTTACGATGTATGGTTTCCAAGACCCTAGCATCTATCTGAAGGCTGCTCATGAAAGTAATTGATCCTTCTGTCATAGTCTCTTTGCAATCTGCTCCACACTTCATCATGCAAACGATTGAAGACGCTGGACGTACCTGTTATAAATCGGAGGACAAAATCAATGCAACTTCCCATGTGGCTTTCATCGAGCGACTTGTTCGTCGAGGGCATGAAGCTATGCTCGAACACGGGTACGCTACTGCACACTTTCGGATTGACCGTGGTATCTCTCATGAACTGGTGCGTCACCGCCTTGCGAGTTTCGCTCAAGAAAGTACTCGATATTGCAACTACAAGGATAAGGACATTGAGTTTGTAAAGCCCAGCACTGAGCTGGACGTTGACTCGATGAATGCGTGGGGTTGGCACATGCAAGAATGTGAGGTTGTGTATAACAATCTTATTAAAGCTGGCTATTCTCCACAAGTAGCTCGTGCTGTGTTGCCTAACTCCTTGGCCACTGACATTGTAGTAACAGCTAACCTTCGAGAGTGGAGAACTATCCTTAAACTTAGGTGTGCAAAGGATGCTCATCCAGACATGCGGTACATTATGCTACGGCTGCTGAGTGATATGCACAAACTCTTTCCACCTGTGTTTGAAGATATCTATCAGCTTTACAAGGAGGAAGTAGATGCGCTTGCTAGAGATCTTGTATACGTTCTTCCACACACGGAAGAAAGTGGAACAGACGCCTGAGACATGCCACTGGTGTAAAGACTATCCTTACTGGGATTGCTGCAATGCTTGGCGTGACTATGAAGACTACTGCTCCACATGTAAAAACTTTAAACCTGCAACTAACGAGGATATAGAACATGACTAAGTTTGAAATCAAGGCTACCTGTAATGGCAAGGACTACAACATTGACTTTGAAGTTCCGAAGGATATCAAGCAGGAAGACTGGGATCAGTTCTCCAAGCTGTTGAAGATGGCTTGCCAGCAAATGGGTAAGTAACCCTTGACAAACTTCTAATAAGTCTTATACTTTTATAAGACACATCGTGTTACCTTAAACGTAGTTGTTAGCTACGTCAGAGACAGGTGGACTTTATCTCCTTGGACGCCTGTCTCTGTCCTAACGCTTAACTAACTAGAAGGTTGAACATGATGGAACAAGGCTCTCTTGCGGATCTCCTTACTCTCGCTTAGTCTGGTGACGACAACAAGCTTGGCGAAATGATGGCTATGATGAACGGTGGTATGGGTGGTCAGCAGTGGATGTGGTGGATCCTTATCATTCTGTTCGCTTTCGGAGGGTTTGGTAACGGTATGTTTGGACGTAATATGGCTCCCAATGGTCTGGACAATGCGAACCAACTCATCCTTGAAAAGCTGAACGGCATGTCTGTTGAACAGTGCGGTCAGTTCTCTCGCGTTGGTAACGGTATCTGTGATAGCACCTATGCTATTACCAATGCTGTACGTGACGCCAGAGACGCTGCTTCGGCGTGTTGCTGCGAAACCAATCTGAACATCGAACGTGCGTCTAACGCTAATCAGCGTGCCACTGACGCGCTGTCTCACCAGCTTTCCGATTGCTGCTGCCAGACGCAGCTCCGTATGCAAGATCTTGCTACCGGTATTCGTGAACAGGCTACGGCCAATCAGTTCCAGAACCAGCAGGAATTCTGTGACATCAAGACCCGCATGGCCGCCAACCATTGTGAAACGCTTGCTG